CATTGTTGCGATATCACCGGTCATTTTGCAATCTCCCGATTTCCATCATACAACGTTTCGATTCCTCGATCATACCCATTCTTGCGAGTTCCGCTGCCGCTCGGCTGTAGCCAATCATTTGCGAATAGCGATCTAGTGAAGACCACAAACCCGACAAGGGTGAGAAGACATAGTTTGCTACTAAAGCTGTCATTAAACCCACCCTCTTAAATTATCATTCTGATGATGAGCGACGTACCAAATATCACCTCTACAGAGGCCAATATCTGCTAATTCTTTATCAGTTAATTTTGATAACTCTTTAATAGTCTGGCGGGCTAATTTATTTTGAACTCTTGATTCTCTGACTTCTTTTATAAAATCAGTAAAAAGCTCAACGGTTTTCGTTAAGTAGCTGTGCGCTACTATTATATGTTGTGTCATTTTCGACCTCGTTTTTTCCAATTGAAATTTTACGAGGACGCATTTCTTCAGGAATGACGTACTTCAGTTCGATTGCAAGTATGCCATCTTGAATATCTGCTCCGTGCACTTTTACGTGCTCAGACAGCCGGAACGTTCTTTTAAATTTCTTCGTAGAAATACCACGATGAATAAAATCACGACCCTTAGAAACATGCTCACCCATCACAGTCAAGGTACGATCCTTAACTTCGACAGAGAGTTCGTCTTTCGAGAATCCAGCCACAGCCATTTCGATCAAATAATCTTGATCTGTTGTTTTAATAATATTATGTGGAGGATAGTGGTCTTGAGCATGTTTAGCAGTAAACTCTAACTCATTAAATAAATGGTCAAAACCAACGAATGATGAACGGGGAAATAGTGTTGTTAAGCCTGTCATTGTTATCTCCTTTTGATCAAGCAAGATTAAAAATGGACCCGGTTATCCGGCATCCTTAATTATTTATATAATACTTTTATGCGAAAAGTACATAGGCGGTATGCGTTTTTTTACACTTCCATGTCAATAAATTGACCTTGAATTTCTCCCGGACTAACAGTAGTACCATCTCTATTATATCGCAATGCAGCCTGATCTCTTAGCATCTGTACTTCTTTTGCACGTTCTTCGATTTCTTTAATTCTATTAAGTTTAATCTCAGCACGAGTAGCTGCTTCTACCACACGAATACGTTCTTTTTCTTGTGGTGGTTTTATGTGTTCACTATTGGGATATACGTTAGGATGCCCTAACTTAGCGGCTTGGATTTGCTGATACATTTCGAATGGCATGCCGTTAGTCGGGAGTGTTTTCATTACTTATTTCCTATATTATATTTAGGGCAAAGTTCCCATTCATTCTTATCTTTGAATGGAATAATTTTAATTTGTCGCAATGGAGCAACATTAAGTTCTTCTTTTTTTACAAATTCGATTAAACCCCAATCACCTAATAATGTAGCAATGGTATTACGTCTTGCTAAATCATTTTCTTCGAGATTAGATTTTTTACCATCAAGCATAAAGAGCTCTTTAAAATGCACAATAAAATATCTGCCTTGCTTATGTAAAATATGACACGACTGATATAGCTTTTTATCTTTGCGAGATGCTACACCGATACGAGTGAGTGTTTCCCTTACTTTAAGAAAATCATCCGGCTCATTGAGTGTAATCTCCAACATAGCATCTGGAGCCCACTCTATAACATTATTTTCTTCCACCTTTATTCACCTTTTCTTTTATTTTTTTTATTTGGTCAGGTGATAAGAGTGGTAAGGCCTGTCTTGCTTTTTCATTACTGTAACCATAGTATTCTTTAACCACTTCAATATCACGATCCGACTCAGGTTTATTCCATTTCGAAAATCGCTTGCGTTTTCTGATTGTATTTATAAGAAAGTGAAATTGTAGTTTGCTATCTAAATTGTGGTGTTGATTCATCATATTAGCAAGAGAGGCCGTGTCATAAAAATAACTAAGACCTCGGTTTACCATAAAAGAATTGTAAGATTTCTCACATTGCTCGGTAACCATTATATCTTGTTTAGTATCATTAATCGATTTCAAATAATCAAAATGGTTCATAGCGCGCTCGCAACAGTTTGCATACGCATGACGTCCATGACAATATCGTGACGTGGATCATGATGTACAAATTTTTCTTCTAATCCGGCCGGAATAAATTTATTATCGATATCAGTGCCCCATAACATTCCATCTAACATAGATCGAGTATCACGAATAATCCACCACGGATATGGCATAGCTTTTCCAAAATGATTTAGTACTGTTTCTAAAACAATGGGATCAAAACCATTACCACGAGTATAAACTTTAGCCAGCTTTTCTTCATCGAGATATTCAATAAAGAAAGTCCATAAATCTTGGATAGATCTATCTTGAGCAGACGGCTTTAACTGTTCTCTAGCCTCTGGTGATTTCTTTTGCCACCAGGCAAGAGTTGACTTATCAATAATACGACCATGCTGTTTAACTTGTTCTTCAACATTAAATTTAATAAAATCGGTTTGATATAATAACTCATCGTATGTATATGGTTCTTCTATGTATCGGCTTTCATCAAATTTAAGAATAGCCATCGATACCACCGCGCCAGTATCTGCGGGGCCCAGAGTTTCAAAATCATATATTAAGTTCATTTAAAATTCACCTGTGCCATAATTTCAGTCATCATAGCAACCATATTTAATTCATGATCTGCTACAAATGCATCTTTGTATTGATAGTCTGCAAGAATAAGAACTAACTGAGGAATAGATTGATTATCTACAAATTCACTCATATTATCATAAAGCATACGAATAATTGCGACAGGTTCTTGGTCCATATTATTGGTGACCCATTGTCGCATCTTCTTAAAGTTTTTGTCTTTAAGGTGTGTATTTAAAAGGTTAATATCACTGCTAGTAGAACCAGATATACTACCATGAATACCATTACCGCTAATACTTCGCCGTTGAACTTCATTGATTGCTCGTCTCCAATCAGGAGCGTATTTCATAATTAAATCAGCTACTGCTTGAGGTTCAAACTCTACGCCTTCTTCCTTTAATATATATGTCAATCGTTTAAAGAATTGACCCGCAATCTCTGCCATATCTTTTTTAGACGTATTAAACTCATATACACCACACCGCGAATGTAACGGATCGATGATTCTGTTCTTGAAGTTGCAGGTGAGAATAAAGCGACAGCTATTTGAGAACTCTTCGATGAATCCACGCAATGCCGGTTGCGTCGATTGTGGATTGAGATAGTCAGCCTCGTCCAAGATACATACCTTACTTCCTCCAGACAAAGAGACTGTTGAAGCAAACTGTTTGATTTTTCCTCTGAGTGTATCAATGTTACCTTCTTCTGATCCATTAATAACGATATAATCTGCGCCGATCTCATGACATAAAGCTTTGGCTACAGTAGTTTTACCTAAGCCTGCAGTTCCGGCGAACATCATGTTTTGAAGCTCGCCGGATTCTACCATTTTCTGAAACGTATCTTTTAAAGATTGAGGTAAAATAGTTTCAGAAATAGTTTGTGGTCGATATTTCTCGACCCATAAAAAATCGTTCATTCACATACTCCATAATATAATGATTGCATTATACAGCAATCGATGCTAGTTGTAAACTAGTCTTCACTTTCTGCTGCTTCGGCTTCAGCGGATTCTTCACATAATTGAATGAGTTGAATGCATTGATCACGAAGTGTACCAATTGAAGATAATTCTTCGCCTTTAAATCCTCCACGAGTAGTAACAGCATCAATAACTGCTACTGTGCTACGAGATACTCGATTTGCTAATTCATTAAGTTCCATTGTTTTCTCCTATTAAGAACTAAAAGTTGAGTTTTTTTCTAAAGCGACCCAGTACTTCATATCAGCACCTTCTTGGTCAAGTGTAAATTGTGAGATAAGTTTAGATGAAATAGAGACATTATAATCTCCAGGAATCATCTGTAAATTCTTAATATTAAGAATAAAATTAAAGTCGCCGCTATGTTCGCCAGGTACATCAATGGAGTATGTATTAGATGTAACATTTTCAATATCGACAACAGTAAGAGTTACAACGCCTTCGCCAGGAGTAATTGATAATTGATCATGACCAAGAGCAGAAGCAGCCTTTTTAACACGGCTAAGTGTATCTTGATCCAAATGGAATGTTACTTCAGGAGAAGGCATTGCAATTGGTTTAGTTGGTGATGTTAAGATATCAACATCAGAAAAGAAATATTTTATTTTAGAACGACCAGAACTATCACTGACAGTCATCCATTTTTCATCTAGTTTTACATAAGACGTGTCAAAAAGATTTAGTACAGATAAGAACTCCGATAAATCGTAGATTCCAACTTCGCGATCAAACGTTTCTGGTACTGTAGCCTGAGCTAAAACGTTTTTAGCTTCAGACATAGTCATTATAGAATTACCTTCACGAATCACCAAGTTTGGGTTGATTCCTGAATAGTTTTTCAATAGATTCATAGTAAATGTGGACAATTCCATATTAGCTTCCTTTTAGCTTACTAAAGTTTTTCTCTTTGTAAAATTCCAATTTCTTTTGAAATCTGCCTTCGAGAATATCACCTTTATGACTAATCACAAAGATATTCGTATCGTCATCAAGAGTCTCAATAATTTTCATTAGGTTATCTACACCTTCATAGTCTAGCGATGAGTCAAACGTTTCGTCAAGCATCAATAGATTAGTTGATACTGAATTTTTCATCTTAGCGATTTGACGCCAAGTAAATAGTAAAGCCAAATCAATACGTTGCTTTTCACCTTCAGAAAAAGAATCATAAGAGAAGTTATCTCTATGCCTAGATCTAATTGTTTCTGAGAATGATTCGTCTAAATTGAATGAGACGAAGAAGTCAAGCACTTGCAAATATTGATTGACGAGTTTATTTATAACAGGTAAATACTGTTTTATAATTTTTGTCTTTATGCCAGTATCCTTAAGCATTTCAAGTATAATACTATTATACGACAAAGATTCGTTTAAGTACAATCTTTTTTCGAATAAATCATCTTTTAATTTCTTAAGAGTTTCAAGTTCAGATCGGGATTTACTTAGATCTCCTCCAGATCCCCGTATTTGTTCGATCGAACTATTGATAGATTTAATCTGTTCTTGTAACCGGCTAATCGTTTTGTTGTTAGAAGAAATAGAAGAGGTTTTATCTCTAATTTCACCTGCGGTATTCGTGAGCCTTTCAATAGCTGATTCCACAGCAGCCGACTTTTCACTGACATCACGTACGGCACCATTGAGTTCTGTAGCTTTTTCTTTAGCGGTTGCCAATTTGGAGTCTCTAACTTCCGAACTAATATCTTGGGTACATGTGGGGCAAGTATCATTTTCTTCGTAGAACTTTGTTTCTTTGACCAATGTTTTAATTTTTTGATTAAATTCGGCTTGGTAGTGTAATAGACTTTGCCTTTTATCGTGATTTTCTTTAAGGCTTTCTTGTAAGCCATCTGACCTTTCTTCGATCTCAGATGATAGTGAAATGTTTTCGGCTTGAAGGGTATTAATTTCTTCTTGTGCATCGCTGATGTCTGATTCTTTACTATTGATTTGTTCAACTGATAAAGCCTCCACTTCTTTTATGTATTTATTTTGAAGATCGATCTTTTCTTTATTTAGCTCCGCATCATAATCAACACTCTTAAGATCATCCTTAAGAATACTATTTTTTTCTTTTAGAATCTGATTCATTTTTGAAAAGACATTAATGTCCAGAAGATCCTCGATAACATCACGCCTATGCTGTGCAGGGAGCTGCATGAAAGGAATAAAGGAGGACGATCCAAGCACAACAATTTGGTGAAAGCTTTTGTGATTAAGCTTAATAATGTTTTGCTCGAGGATCTTCTGGTACTCTTTGGCGTGTGATGATTGGTTAATCATCGTGCCATCTTTCCAGATCTCAAATTTATTTGGCTTTATGCCACGTACAACTTTAAGATCTGATCCGGATACAGTAAACTCTATTTCGACTACACAATCTTTATTATTAATTGTATTAACGAGCTGTGGTTTACTAATATTTCTGTGTGCTTTACCAAACAAAGCAAATGCCAATGCGTCAAGCATTGTTGACTTACCAGCGCCGTTATGTCCAACTACAAGTGTAGTCTTGGTAGACAATAGGTCAATAGTAGTCCAAGAATTGCCGGTTGAAAGGAAATTCTTGTAACGAATAGTTTTAAATATAATCATGCAATTTCTAGCGACTGCGCCTCAATCATTAACTCATGCATTTTATTTTTAATAAGATCTTTATCTAGATCTGTATCAACATTATCAACATAAGTATTTAGTAGCGTAGTCGTATCCTCCAAAGATATGCCTTCGTCTTCTACACTCGAACCAACAAACTCGCTAAAGTTCTCGGCTATTTTCAATTCATGTATTTTCTTATTCTGTATTCTATCAACAAATCGGTCAAATGTAAACTGGTTAGTTTTATTAATTACAACTATTTTTACAAATTTATAATCTAAATCAGATACGTCATAATCCATGTAATCTCTATTAGTATCATCGTAATGTATACGATGGAAAAGAGTATGAGGATTATTAATAGGCTTAAGCTCTCGAGTGTTGGTATCTAAAATATGAAAGTACTTTTTATCATGAGCATCATTCCAAAAGAATTCCATTTGTGAACCAAGATAGTCAATATTATCTTGATTTGATTTAGTATGAAAATGGCCTGACAATACTCGTTCGAATCGTTTAAAAATAGATCGATCTAATCCATGTTCACATTTACGGCCTTTCATCATTTCATATCCTTCGATATCAAAATGGCCGCCTAACCAATCACACTTTGCATTGGAAATAAACTTAAGACAATCTTTTTCGTTTTGACTATCTATCCATGGAACAAGACCAAACTTAAATCCATCAAAATCTAATACAGTAGGATCATTAATGATATTAACTTCATTCATATAATGACCAAGCAATTCTTTTAGACTATTTAATTCTCCGGTATTTTTATAATAAGTGTCATGGTTACCACGAATGATATCCATAGTTATCCCGTTTTGTCGTAACGGTTTAAGAAAGTGATTACGGTTACGGTTAAGAGCACGGAAGTTGATAAACTTCCGGTTATCGTAGTAATCACCAAGATGCACAATATGCTTAATATTATGTTCCAAAAGATAAGGAAACAATACATCAGAATAAAATTTCTCTGCATTATCGAGAAATACGTCAGAGCTATTGCGAATACCACAGTGAGTGTCATTTAAAATACATATTTTCATATTACATTAAGTTCAATATTACAGTTCTACGGGGTTCAGTTGCACCATGTGTGTCAAAAGAATGCCATGAATAATCAGTACGAATAAATCCTCCGCCACCATTTACAATCCATGGCATAGTTTTTACGATCGGTCCATCTCCACTTTTATGCAGTCTCGTGCCATTACCAGTATCAGATAAATCTAATACAAACACAATATATTTTCCCTTAATATCTTGATGAATAGAAAAAGCCCATTCAGGTTGAATAGTATCCATTTCAATATTTAAACGACGGTTTGTATTATCTTCTTTTGGTTTAATAAGCTTAGCAAGTTCATGCATTCGTGGTGTTATTATACCACGTATTTCTTCAGAAATAAACTGGTTATTTAAATTATTTCTACCTTTTTCGAGAGGCGGTACATTTTCTATATGGTAAGCTTTTACTTCATCGAATTCATCTTGAGTTAAAAATTCTGATACTTCGTAATGATACCACGGGTCATCATGAAATTTAATCTTCATCTATAAAATCCTGTAAATCTGAATCTACTTTATAAGTTCTTTTGCGGCGAGATTTATCTTCTTTCATATAAACAGTAAATTCGTTATCTTTTTCTTTTACCTTATCAATTCTATCTTTTAATTGATCAATAAAAGAATTAAGTACAGAAGCTGCAGCAGGATCATCATTGCCTATCATAGCCACAGTCTCAACACCTGACTGAGAAAGGTATTTAAGCTTAATATCCTGCTGTTTCTTTTCTTTTGCGATACGTCGAAGAAATGCGTACCAACTAATTTGAGTAAAATAAGCAAACGCATTAGGATTACCAGTACGTGTAGCAGCTTCAATATTATAGTTCTCGATAGCTTTCAGGCAGTTCTCAACAGCGTCCATGACCATTTCTTCACGATACGTATAACGAATAAAGTTAGATTTGTGTGATAAGCCTTCAGCTATTTTAAGAAAACAAGAGGCTATATAGTCAGTAACCTTTGGCAAAGGATCATCTGTCTCTTTGCATTCTTTAACACTTTTACAATATTCTACTACTGCTAATGAAAATTCTTTATTATTAACATAGTGAATATTTGCGCGTTTAGTTCTTGCCATGATATAATTCTTCCTTCAATAATAATATTCTAACATATTGCGTAAGTATTGTACACTGTAAAAAAAATATTTTTTTATGCGTTTTATGG